ATGGCGTTTTTGAGATACAGAAAGGGATCTCGGTTTTGGCATGCTTGTTTTTATGTACCCACCGCATCCGGCAAGTGGAAACTTGTCACTCATAGTACCAAGATTGAAGTTGCTCCGGCGGGTGCTATATCTGAGAAGGATGCTCAGAGGCTTTTAAACAGCGGTATGGAGCGGGAGAAGGTGGAGGCTCTAAAGGAGGCGGGGATGTCCGCGACGGATGCGCGGAAGCTGGCTCAAAAGGTGGCTGATGCGTGGGAGTCCGCCGCAAAGAAGGGATGGACTGTTTTCCATATACGGAAGGTGATTGGGGAGTTGGCTGTAGAGGTGACAGGAGAGGAGGTTTCTGCTCCTACTGTGCGTGCTTGGTTTGGCGATTTTATTGCCGGGTTGGGCAGAAGAGGGAAGTCTGTTGCGACTGTCCGGAATTATCGGAATGCCGCAGACAGGTTTTATGCATTTTTGGAAGGCAGGGTTGATTGGTCAATGGAGCGTATTACTCCCCGCATGATGAATGATTTTATGTTGGAACTGGCCGGAATGTTTGCCGTCAAGACGGTGAAGAAGGAGTTTGGGATGGTTTGTGCTGTTTTTAATGCTGCTGTTAAGTTGGGGGTGATTGAGAGGAATCCTGGAATGGGTGTGGAGTTGCCAAAGGATAAAAAGACGGATTCTGGAAGCCCTGCCAGGCGCGGGTTTGCACTAGAGGAGTTGCGGAGAGTATTGGAGCGATGTGATGAGGAGTGGAGGAGTATGGTGTTATGTTCTCTTTATCTTGGCGGCCAGAGGTTGGGGGATGTGGCGATGCTGAGGTGGGATGCTGTGGATTGGAAAAAGGGAGTGGTGAGATTTGTGGCCCAGAAAACAGGCCGGGAAATGGTGGTGCCGATGGTTCCGGCTTTGGCTGTAGTGTTGCGGAATAGGCAAGCTGTATGCGGAGAGGAGGCTGTGTTTGTTCATCCGTCGCGGGCTGAGATGTATGAGCGGTCAGGGAGTAGCAGGCTATCTGCGGAGTTTTCCGGGATGTTGTTTGATGCCGGTTTGATTGACCGTGATCCACGATTGGCCGGGAAAAGATACAGGAAATTAACTCCGGCCAGAGACGGAAAGAGAAGGGTGAAGAATGAGCTGTCTTTCCACTCTTTGCGTTATACGGTGGCAACGATGCTGCATGATGCAGGAGTGGTTCCGGCGATGGTGCAAGAGATTGTAGGGCATTCTTCCGCCGCCGTGCATGCCGGGTATATTAAGTTCGGTGCCGAGGCGACGGAGCAGGCGTTGGAGAAGTTGCCGGAGTTGTAATTTTCTTTATTCGCACGAAAAGAGAAGATATTGTGCGGATATGTGTGCAATGCGTTATAAAGATGGGAGTTCAAATAGATTGAGTATATCCTTAGCATGTAAGAGTAGAAAAGGAGCAGAAAGATTAGTCGAAGAAGAGATTTTAGAGAATAAGAGAGTAGATGATGCAATAGATTGTGTGATGGTGATGGCGGAAATTTGTGGAGAAATAGACAATGAAAATTACAAACTTAAGGAAAAGATAAAAGAATTATTGAGTATGGTAATTGGAAGCTATAATGAAGGAGAGTTGGTTCTTTCTGTTATGCTTTTGTTGGTAGGGTTGGCAGGTGTTGCGTTTGGTTTTGTTGGGTTGGGAGTTTGTTTGATTATGGTTGCTTGGCTTGCTTGTTTTTTAGAGTGCCGCAGATTGATTAAAAAAATGAATGAGGTTCGGGATAAACTGGATTTGGTGTCCAGAGATAAAATGGGTTCTTAGGTTCCAAAGGTCTCAGTGGGCAAGTGTGGAGGAATTGCATAAAAGGAAGAAAAGACAACGGATTCTTGTTATTTTTCCTCTTGTATTAAATAGTTTTGATATAGTTAATGAGGTTGGAGCAGAAGAGCACCATGAATTGAGCTGTTTCTTTGGTAGGAGGTGTTTCTGATTGTCCACTGGCATGGCGTACAGTATCGCTGGTAAAGCCGTAGATTTTTTTCAATCCATCTGCAAGGGCTGGGTGTATCTTGTTCTCTCGGCGTAGTTGATCAATAGCATTTGCCAGCGTGCCTGATGTAGAGTTTGTTTTTGTTTTACACATGGCTTCTACAGCTTCTATACTTTCCCGTATTGCAGTTTGAGTATCATTATCCTTATAAAGAGCTTTTAAGGCCTTTTGCATTCTAGAGGAAACGTTGTCTTGGCTTTCTATAGCATTATTAATAGAAGTGATTTCAGTATCATCTAAAACATCTGTAATGAATCCGTTTACCATGCGGTGACAAACATGCTCTTCTTCAAAAAGTGTATTAAGAATATTTTGCCATATAATATTTGCATGATACTCTATTTCATTTGTTTCGAAATAGCTATATATTTCTTCACAAAAAGAAAATACTTCGTCATAGGATAATTTTATGATTAAGTCATATATATATTCAAATCTATAATCTATTACTCTTAGAGGATGGATATTTAATGTAGTAAGAAAGATATGATTTTTAAATGATTTATAATTGGGTTTTCCTTCGTAATTGTAAGAATCATTAAAAATTAAGTCTTTAAATCTTACTAAATAATCAGCTATTTTAACTTTTGTGCTCTCATTGAGTGAGTTTTTTTGAAGTAAATCTTCAATTTTAATTATTCCTTTACGAATAGAATATGATTTTTTTGTGAATCTCATATATTATTAATTAAAACAGTTATTTTTTTATATGAATAATGGTTAAATTAATGGGCTAAATTGCTGGTTTTTCCTGTCTGAGCATCCAAAGTAGGTAATTCTTCCACATTCTTTACATTAGCTATGGTTAGTGCAATGTTTTTCATGAGTTGATCTGATCCAAACATATTATCTTCCCATGGTCGTCCATCTATCTTGAATTTTTTCCAATGATATGTTCCTTGCGATACAAAAAAATTACCAAATTGTTGCAAATGATTATTATCTCTAAGATGCGTTTTTGAAAATTGAATAAGCCATTTATTTACATACTCTGCTCCGTAACCACATCTGGCTCCTAATATTACCCCTCGCAGATATTGCATAGGGAATGATGTGAACGCCATACCATTTTTGAAATAATCTGCTTCAGCAATATCAATCATGATTCTGCACTCTTGCTCGTTTTCCCATGACTGATCCTTTGTAACTAGCTGTCGTACCATAGTTCCAAAGGTGTAAGGTGTAATATTTTGCTGAAAATAAGGGGCGCGTTCTGAAGCATACTTTACAGGAACGATTATATGTTTTATTTTAGAATTCTTAACAATATAGCAAGGAAGTTTTTCTTCAGAAGAACAGGGAATATAAGTTTTTTCTGCTGGAAACCCAAAGGCTAAACATACACCTTTATGAGAGTCTGCATAATGACCCCACATAGCTGCTGAAGACATATGACGGGAAAAACAGAGTAACCCTGGGACTCTATCTTGTGCTGTGATGATATACTGTCTAGTGTCTCTATTTTCATCTTCACATTGTGCCATGAATTCAAAAGGATCATTCGCTTCATGAGCCAATGTTAACTTCATATTCCAATTTTCTATTGTTTTTTCAAAGGCTTCATAGGGCATATATTTATAGAGAATAAGTTCTTCATCCAAGACTATTATCTTTTGCTGGTTGACTTTCGACCTTGAAGAAGAATGAGGATATTTTTGTTTCTTCCGTTTGGGCATAACTAGAATTTCAATGATCTAAAATAATTGGATGGATTTTGCTATACTGAAGAAAAATTGCAATCTAACAAATAATTCTTGAAACAAAGGCATAAGTATGACAATGATTGATTTAGATTAAGGGATAAAGTTTTTCCCAAAAATCCAAATCAAATTCACACTCAAAAAAGTAATAACAGAGAATATTACGCAGAGCCTGATTTTCTCTTTGCGCTCGGATTAGTTCCGATGCGCAATATGCCGAGAGTTTCTCCGGTTGTGCGTTTCTGTGCGGCGGGGGCGGAAGATTCCGTATGGGAGGGGAGGCCTTGTTTGGCTATCTCCTGCTCCTTCGTGCCCTGATTCTGAGCGGATGCTATGTTGTCAGAATAGGGGTTGGGTAGTGTGTTGTCCAGCTCTGCCGCGTCATCGACTACAGAGATGAGCCATTCTTTTAATCCCATGCCCTCAGCTTTAGCTGCCGCCTCATAAGCCCTATAGCGTTGCTCATCTATTGTGATTGAGAAAGTATCTGTGAGAATTTTTTTCTGCTTCAGAGGTTTTCCCTGCATCCATGAAATGATTTTTGCTCGGTGGATTGTAGGTATCGGAGTAGAGCCACTTGTCCACTGATAGGATGTTTTGAGACTAATCCCCAGTTCTTCACAGAATTGAGTCCGAGTTATTATCCCATTTGTTTTTAGCCATTTGGAAAGTTGTTTGTGATCAATTTCCATGAAGAGAGGGTAGTCGTATTTTTTCTCAGTGTCGAAACTTTTTTGCTCATAAGAGAAAAAACGGAGATATTTTTCTTGCTAATGAGCAAAAATAGAGCAATTATGAGCTTATGAAGAGCACAACTTTAGAACTTCCGAGGTTGAAGCCTAAAACAGCACAGTATCTCGCGATGAAAAGTATCGAAGAGCAGAAGAGTGTGTTTGATTTGCTGGTAGAGTTGGCTGATGGACGTGCCGAGTATGAGGTGGGTTCACCAGAGCCGGTTAAGAACCAAGATAGTGGACAAGTCAGACAGGGAGAAGTTAACGAGAAAAGACTGTAGCGTGATGGACTTGGTGGACGAAATTGACGGAATGGATGAATTGGAGCAGGCGATGCTGGAGGAGTTGATGTTGCTGGGATGGAATTACGCGCACAGTTCTTTCTATTAAAAAAGATTTTTATCTCCCGGCTCCAAGGTGGAGGCCAAGACAAGAACAATAAACAGTAATCAGATGATTATGGGTGTAATTGAAGATAATGGCTGGCATGGGGTTACGCCCTATCCGGGAGGCCATTTTCCGGTGGTAGCCTGCCTGCGGAGGGATGAGAGGGACTGGTGCCCCCTGATGCCTTCCGCAGGCATGGTGCGTCCGGTGAGGATGGGAGATTTGCCGTGGGGCGGCAGGCCCGGTATGCGGGTGTATGGAGTGCCTGGACGATCCGGATGGGGAAGGGCGTTGTTGTGGAGTGTGGGACTGTTGGTGTTAGCTGTTTCGCTGGGAGGTGTTTATGTCTGCGGCTGATGATTTTAACAAGATTTTGTTTGCGGATGCCGTGCTGGATTTGCTGGCCGCGAAAGTAGTGGAACGGTTGGCTGCAACGGGAGGCGGGCAGGATAAGGCTGCCGGGGTACAGGTGAAGGTGGAGAGTGGGCAGGATTGGGTGAGTGCTAAGGTGGCCCGTGCGGTGCTGGGGCGTAGTGATTCATGGCTTCACCGGACGGCCCAGCAGCATCCAGAGATTAAGCGATCCATGAAGCAACCGCACCAGAAGGTGGGGCGTCCGCTGTACAGTCTGCGAAGGATTTACCGAATTTTGGAAGATTCCGAAACAACCAAGAACCAAGACCATGAATAACAATGTGAAAGAACGGCCCATTCTGTTCAGCGCGGACATGATCAGGGCGTTACTACAGGAATACAGCATGCCCGGCCAGTACAAGAACCAGACGCGCCGCACGCGCGGCCTGAACCGGTTTAATGATTTCCCGGAGCACCTGAAAGAAAGAGGCTGGGAGATTCCAGAATTCGTCGAAGTCAAACCCGGCTTATGGCTGGCTGTCTGCAATGACGAACCGGATGATGATTTTAATCCGTGGGTAAGATGCCCCTACGGAAAAGCGGGCGATCGACTGTGGGTAAGAGAAACGTTTTTCGAGGTATATGATGATCAATTCCGGCCCACCGGGAAATACTGCTACGCCGCCACTCACCAAGGATATGTACATGTCTTGGACGAGGATGGAGGCATTAAAATAAACAAAGATGGAACGGAAGCGTCACCTTGGAAATCTGGTATTCACATGCCCCGGAAAGCGGCGCGGATTTTGTTGGAAATTACAGAAGTAAGAATTGAGCGGCTGTTAGACATTACACCGCAGGATGCCCGGATGGAGGGTATTGAAAGCGTCTGGCACGACGAAGAAACGGATGTCTGTTTATGGAAGGATTATTCAGGGAGATCCAATGGATTGGCTTTTGCCCTGATGTCTTACTTTTCCCTGTGGGATAAATTAAAGGGAGCCGGATCGTCTAAAATGAATCCGTGGGTATGGGTTATTAAGTTCAAGGTTTTAACGATTAACGGAAAATTGAAATGAAAACGCATCAATGTCCTATCTGCGGGAGTAAAAGAACATTCCTCGATATAATACCTCAAGGATACCAATATATTTGTACTCAATGTGGCTTGTGTGCCCTGCGGCAATTCACGCCCCAAGAAGCCGCAGAGGCTTGGAATGAGCTTGTCTTCAAGTTCCCTCCCGTCATGCGGGTCTGGCCGGGAGACAAGGTGAAACTTTTCGGGGAACGGCGGGCTAGAAGGATCATTGGGAAAAATGCGGGCCGGGGTGTTCTTTATCTGGAAACGGTTTCCGGGCCGCCTGACCCCGTGCGGCAGGATGATGTGATTCTGTGGCCATGGGAGCTTAACAGGAAGGAGGGCCAGCAATGATGCAGAACACATTTTATTGGGAGGCCGCCCGGTACATATCCGTGGCGATCATACCCGGTGTGGGGGCAAGGTATTTCACTTACGCCAACGAATCTGACGCCCGCCGCCATGAAACCAGCATGAGGGAGTGGCACGGCTCCCAGGGCAGTTTCACATATTACACCATCCGAGACGCCGGGAACATCCTGCGGGCGGCGGAACATTGGACCATGTGCCGGGATTGTAAACGATGCCGACCCTCCCGGCCCCATCTCCGCCAACCGGGGAAGCAGCATGAATGCGACCTCCTGGGAACGGATGGGCACTGGTACGTGGACCCGGAGAAGGACGGCTGCACCTGGGGAACCAGAAGGGAGGAAGAACACAAACCGGAAACCAACAGCCATGAATAACATCGAACAGGAAACAATCTGCTTTCAGATTAACTTGGAACTGGGACGGTTCCCGGGGAATCATGACTACCACGTGACCTATGACCCGCGCTGCCGGGAAATCGGGGTGCAACTGGGAGAACTGGGCGGCCAGTGGGTGCCCGTGGACGCCGAGAAATTTTACTCCTGGCTTCACAATACCCCCGGCCTGAAATGGACGGACGTGGTGGCCATGCTGGTCCGCAAGCTCCGCCAGACGAAACAACTCAACAAACAACATAACAATGGGAAAGATACGCACAACCACTAAAGCAACCAACCAGCAGGTCATCAAAGACCAGGACGAATTCTGCCGGACCTTAGACGACATCGCCCGCAAGGGTGTTGAACTGGACACCTTGCAGGCCGCCAAGGAGACCGCCATGCAGCAAGTGCTCACCGAGCATGATCCCAAAATCAGCGAACTGTCCAGGGAGATTGCCCGGCTCACCAAACTGGCCGAGCAATGGGCCTCCCCCCGCAGGGACGAGCTGTTTGCCAGGGGCCGTAAATCCGGCACCACCGCCCTGACTACCTACGGCTACCGCCTGGGGCAGCCCTCCCTCAAGCCCGCCAAGGGCTGGACCTGGGACAAGGTTGTAGCCCTGCTCAAGAGCACCCGCCGCAGGGCCTACCTGGTCACCAAAGTAACCCCGGACAAGGATGCGATCCGCCTGCATGTCAAGCCTCACAAACTCGCCAAGCTGGGCATGCAGATCAAGCAAGAAGAAACGTTTTACGTAGAGAGAAGCACCAAGAGTGATGACTAAATACAAATGCCGCAAAAAGCCCTCCGGCCTGTACGACGTGACGGTGATGACGCCGGAAGGCGGACGCACTACTGTGCGCGATATGACCCCCGCCCGGAAACAAAACCTGATCAGGATAATCCGCGAATTCAATACTGAATCCGAACGGCAAAGGGCGGTTGAACAAGGCTTCCGGCACTCTCAACAGGTAATAAGATGGAAAGACTACATCCGAAATGAAAAAATTACTGTCAAATAAGCAAAAGGCCGTGCTGGCCCAGCTGGCCGCCCGGGCTTACAAGAAGCTACAAGCATACGGCTGCCCGCTCCCTTCCTTGGAAGAATGGCGGCACGACGAGACCTGGAAAGCCACCGGACACACGGAATCTTTAACCAAGGCGGCCCAAAAGGATTACACGCTGATTTACAATCGTTTTGCCGCCTACCTGGGATATGAAGCCATCAGAGACAACACCTACACGGAAATGGACAAGGCATTGCACATCCTCCGGGATAGCATGCAACGGTTTGAAACCGGGCCGGACTATCTGGCGGGGGTTGTACGGGACCAGCTGCATCTGCCCTGTACGGGCAAGAATGTCTATGACCGGCTGCGGAAATATGCCAAGCCTGAACACGTCCGCCATCTGAATTACACGGTGATCAACCGGGGCCGGGCCGCCGCCCGGAAGATGGCGGATGAAACGGGCGTGGAAACCTACGAACCGCACGCCCTGCCGGGAACGCTCCCTCCGGGAGGGCTGGCGGATCATGTGGGAGCCGTCCGAGTGCCCAGGGCCACCCCGGCCTCCGAGCCGAAAACGGCCAGGGGATGGAGTGGAATAGTAATTGAAGACGAATTCCCCCTATAACTTTTCGCATCCCTGCGGATGCGCGGATTGAAACAACAGAAAAACCATCATGAAAACCTTAAAGCCGGGCGATAAGCTTAATTGCTACGTTATTGATCGCAATGGCCAACAGTCCAATCTAGCCATCCAGGTGTTTGTTGTCGCCACCAAGCAGTCACTGTATGCTGATAGCCTCTATTCTACTGTCCTGTGCATCATTGACGAAAGGACGGACAAGCTGATAGAAGACCATCAGGACGAGGAAATGACGCCCTTTGTCCGCGCTTTATGTTGCGATGACTAGGCTATGATACAATTCAGGCCGACTAGGCAAGGCCCCATGCTAGATTTTTCAGCATGGGGCCTTTTTACGTCCCTCGCTCCTGAAAAACCGTTAAGCGTGTGGTAATATGGACACATGGACGAAAATTTGCGCCGCTGGGCTAATGGGCCGGAATGTAGCGTTGCCGAAGCTGCCCGCATATTAAAGGTAAGCCGGGAAACAGTGCGGCGCATGATATTGAGGGGGGACTTGTACGCCTGGTCCGCCGTGCCCGGAGGCGTAAAAAAGCTATTGTGGGAGGGGCAAGTGCGGGATATGGCGGCGGCAGCGCGGGCAGAAGCCATCCAGCGCGGGAAGATGATGCAATCCACCTTCAACTTTTTTTAGCACATTTGCCACAAACGCCACATTTGCCACAAATGCCACATAAAGAATGCGGAGCCTGGGCTAGAGTGCCCGCATGACTAACAAGCAAGATTTTGGCGGAACAGAAAACGGAGATGAACTGAATCGTGGTAATCATGGGAATGAAGCCCTCGCGTCGGGAGACGCCGGGGCCATCCTTACTCCTGCGGATTTAGACGCATTTGAACCGGGGCGTGTTTATAAAATTGTAGGGGCGTCTCCTATTGAACCAGCCACCAGTAAAAAGCAGTCCACGCCCTGGTACTTGTCCCGGACGTTTTGGATCAACCTTGCCGCCCTCCTGTCCCTGCTCCTGCCGTCCGTCCGCGAGTGGCTGGAAAACAACCCTGTGGACTTTGTGACCGCCCTGGGCGGCGTGAATGTCCTGCTGCGGTTTGTAACTTACGGGAAATATCAAATTTCATCCGACAGCGATGATAGCGATACCGCCTCCGGCGATGGAGGCGGAAATGAATTGGAGTCCCGGCCCCTGGTGCCAGGCGAGAACGACCTGGCAAATTCGTCCATAGCCGGGGCCGGGACATCCAATCCGGCCAAGCCCGGAACCATCAAGTGCAATATGCTGCTGACCATCGGCGCGCTGATGGTGCTGTTGGGCGGCTCCTGTAGCAGCGAGGCCCCCGCATCCACCAGCGTGAGCCTGTCCGGAGGGCAGGCGGTGATTGTCCGCGGCGGTTCCTCCCTGGTGATTGACCGGGGGGAAAGAAAGCTGCTGTGGAATCAGAGCGTGCCGGAAGTGGTGATCGCCCCGCCCGTGGTGCAGAAAGGAAAATAGTTAATAAGTAACAGTGAAGAAAGGAAAGCATCATGAAGTACGCCGAATTGAAAATGAACACGCTGTCCTGGCAGCGAGCACTGAAGTTTGCCGGGTTTTACCGTGGGGCCTTAGATGGTATGACTGGCCCGTTGACCCGTGAAGCCGCTACGCAGTGGGAAACCAGCCACAGCCAGCTGCAAGCCAGATACGGCCAGGTGGACAGCCGCTCCGAGTCTTATCTATGGACCTTGCAGCCACTGGCCGCCATGCGGGTGCGCCAGGTGATCGTAGCCATGCGGCAGCAGGCCGATTGGAAAATCATTTGCGGCGTCCGGACCTACGACGAACAGGACGCGCTATATAACAAGCGCCCCCGCGTCACCCGGGCCAGGGGCGGCCAGAGCATGCACAATTTTGGACTGGCCGCGGACTTTTGCCTGTTTGAAGACGGACAGGACATCTGGTCCCCCAGCGAAGGCCCAAAATCCATTTACGCGCCGCTTGCCGAAGCGACCCGCCAGGCGGGCCTGGTATGGGGCGGAGACTTCCGCACCATCTACGACCCCGGCCATATCCAGCTGGGAGAAATCGCCACAACCGCCCTGCATCGTGCCTATACCCAGGGCACGTCCACCCTTGCCGAATTATTGAAATGATGATGCAGCTATTGGCGGAAGCGAGCACGATAGATGCCGGAGCGGTTGTCCAGATAATAAGCACCCTTGTGGGGGCTGGCGCTATTGGCGGGGGTGGCTACGTGATGGGTAAGGCTCGCAAAATATCCTTGTCCAATGATCCCCTCAATGTCCGCAAGGCCAACGAATACGCCACCAAAGAGGATATTGCCCGGCTGGAACGAGAAATCCGAGACATAAAAAATGACCGGAAAGAAGACCTGGGAGACATATATGACCGCCTCAACGAACAAGGCAGAGACCTGCATGAAATCATCGGCATGCTGAAAACCCTGACCCCACCGAACAAGAAATGAACCGAACCGCCGAAATCAGACTGGCCATCCTGAGGGACCTGGCCCATGTCCCCGCCGGACTGCTGCGCCGTGAAGATGACATACGCTGCCGGGTGCAGCTGCAAGTGGTGCCGGCTCCTTCCCGCGCGGAAATTGAAACCGAACTGAAGGAACTGGACGCGCTGCGCCTGATCACGGGCATCTCCAACAAGATCACGGGAGAAATGCGCTGGCGCATTACGGATGCCGGACAAGCTGAACTTAGCAACCAGTAACCCCCCTACACCCATGCGCAAGCCCAGGCCGGACAGCACCATCCACAACTTGCCGGAGGAATTGCGGCAAGCCGTGGACGACGCCCTTGCCGCCAACGCCACCCTGAAGGATGTACAGGCCATTCTGGCGGAGGGAGGCGTGCGGCTGTCCCTGCAAAGCATCAGCGAGTACTACAAGCTGCACCTGCTGCCCCGGATATGGGCGGCGGAAGACCACAATGCCGCCCAGCTTGCCAAAATCAAGCGGGGCAACGTCACGAAGGCCACCCATGCCGCCGTGCTGCAAACCTGCTACGAAGTCATCACGCGCCCGGGCAAAAAATCCGCCGCGGATTTGCAACGCCTTTACGGCATGGTGCTGGCCGGACAAAAGGCCCAAATGGAAGCCCAGCGGCTGAAACTGGACATTGACAAATGGCAAATGCTGGCCGCCCAGGCGCTGCTGGACAAGGCCACCAGTCCGGAAGTCCAGGCGATTGTCGGCAGCAACGAAACCAACGAAAGCAAACTGGCCAGGCTGCGCGCCCTGCTGTTTGGCCAGCGGAAAACAGTCACCCCCGAATTTGTAGATGCCCCATCATCCTGACAATTTCCGGGCAGTCAACCTGCTGGCCTTTCAGGACGCCGCGTTCTGCGTGGCTTTCCGCATCTGCTTTTTCATGTGGCGGCGGCAGGGCGGCAAGTCCTACACGATTGCCAGCAAGGCCATCGACCGCATGATTGAAAAGCCCTGGCGGAATTGCTTTTTTGTGAGCGCATCCATTGCGACCGGAAAGGAAATCGTGGAGAAGGAGGCAACCATCTGGCACGACGCCCTGGGCGCCCTGAAAGCTTGCCAGGACAAGCTGGGCAAGCAGCTGGGCGGCAACGTCATCGACAAGACCAGCAAGGAACTTTTGAACGTGGACGACTTGGCGGAACTGATGGACAAGCAGGCGGCCCAGGTCAGGATTTACCACACGCGGACGGCGTACAGCCGCACGAAGATCCTCGCCCCCAATCCCGACACGGCCCGGGGCTGGACGGGTGACGTGTTCGGAGATGAAATCGGCTTCTGGCCGGACTTCAAAGGCGTATGGGACGCGGTGGAACCGATCATCTCACGCAACCCGGAATTCCTGTTCTGGCTGTTCAGCACGCCGCCCGCGGACGATACGCATTACACCTACGACCTGCTGAACCCGGGCCTGCGGACATTTGAACCGAACGCCGCCGGGAACTGGTACAAGACGGAACAGGGCTACCCGGTCCACCGTGTGGACGCTCTGGACGCCGAACTGGCCGGGCTGCCGCTCTATGATCCGCTGTCCGGCAAGGTGGTGCCCTACGAAGAATTCAGGGCGCACAGCCTGGACCGCGCGTCGGTGGATCGCAACTATGGCCTGAAGTTTATTCAGGGCGGCACGGCAGCCATCCCGCTGGGCTGGCTGAACCGGGCGCAAAACATGGGCCTGGGCCATTGCACGGGCCTGGACCTGGCCGGGGAGGAGGTGTGCGCATGATCGCGATCCGTGAAGCCATCTCCCCGAACTGGGCGGAATCCCTGTGCGCCGGAAAAGTGTGTTTCGGGCTGGACGTAGCCAGCACGGAGGGCAAGAAGTCCAACCCGTCCAGCCTGACGGCCACGGAATACTGGGACCGCATATATTGGCAGCGGCTGGTGGTCAGGTGGAAGACGGAGCACTACGCCGTCATGCTGGGCATCCTGGAACTGGTCATTGGGGCCGTGCCTCGCGAGCAGCGCGGCGTGCTGGTGGTGGACACCAGCAATGAAAAATTCCTGGCGCGGGAACTGGCTAAAGACCTGTCCGGCCTAGTCCGGGTGGTGGGGTTTTACGGGCAGCAGGTTGTCCGCTACTGCGGCGAAAAATCCGACGCCAAGACGGCAATGGGGGCCGCGTATTGCTCCGCCCTGGAAGACGCTCTCATTGCCATGCCTCCGGGCAAATGGCTGGAAACGGACCACCGCCTGGTGACGCGCAACGGCGCACGGTTCGAGGCCGATGTGGACGCGCAGGGCAACCACGCGGACACATTTGACAGCGGCAAGCTTTCCTACTGGGGCCACGTCGGGACCGGGCTGGAATCATGCAGCCCGTCATCCTGGCGGCACAAGTCCCGCCAGGGCAAGAGCAGGAAGAGCAGTAACCGGGCCTCCGGCACCCGCCGCTGGGGCGGCATCAGGACCAGGAGATTTTAACACGATGAACATTTTACCGCAATTTGTGAACAGGATGATTGGCAGGCCAGGGAATTTCCGGACTGGCATGATCAGGCTGATCGGCTTTTTGTCCCGACGCTCTCAAAAGGAAGGCCGGAACCCGCTGCCATTCCTGACGCCGCAGGAAGCCCGCGCCCTCTATGAATTGTACCGGAAAGGCCAGTATGCCGACGTGATGCTGTGCTGGGCCGCCCTGGAAGAAACGGACGACATGCTGGGCACGGTCCTGGACCGCCGCGCCTCCGCCCTGGCGGAAATGACTGACGACGTGAAGGTGGATGCCAAAGCCATCGGCAACAACCCGGACTTGCAAACGCTGGCCGACGAGCAGCAGCAATGCCTGGCGGAATATTACGGCAAGATCGACAACTTGAGGGATGCGGTGCGGTTCATGGGATCGGCTACCTTCCGCGGGTACGCGCACCTGGAACCCGTGGCCGGAGGCGGCAGAATCAGGATGGAACCCGTGGACCAGTGGCTGATGGCCCGGCCTGTCAAGGGCGGGGCCTGGTATTACAACGAATCCGCCGACAGGTCATGCGCCAAGCTGGAAGCCGTGGATGAAAGCCGCCTGATCATCCGTGAATGCCTCCGGCCCGTGGACCTGCCCGCCATGTTCGCCATCTGCGCCAAGGCACATGCCCTGGACGGGTGGGACGGATTCATCGACGTTTTTGGAAACCCGGCCATCTTCTTCAAATACCCGCCAAACACTTCTGACGAACAGGCACGGGAATATGACCGCATCGCCGAAGAGATGATCGGGGACGGGCGCGGCGGCTACCCGGACGGAGGGGACATCAAGACTGTGGAAACGACGGCCCGCGGAGGGGACACCTTCAAACAGCGCTGCGAGTGGTGCGACAAGCAGATTGTGCGCCGCGGCACGGGCGGCGAGCTGACCGTGCTGGCGGAATCCGGCAGCGGGACGCTGGCGGGCAACGCCCACCAGGAAACATTCAGGATGCTGGCGGCGGGCGAAGGCGCGGAAATCTCCGAAAGCTTCAACCGCCAAATGAGCCGCCGCCTGCTGGACCGCCATTTCCCGGGAAGGCCGCATCTGGCCTACTGGACGCTGGAATACGAAGAAGCCGAAGACGTAGGCAAGCAGGTGGACAACATCACGAAATTGGCCGCCGCGGGATATATTGCCGACGAGGAAGAAGTAAGCGAGGCGTCCGGCTATACGGTCACGTACCGGGCGCCGCAGCCGTCCCAGGAACAACCCTCCTTCCCCCTGCTGGCCAACAGCCGCGGAAACTGGCAACACATCCCCGCACAGATTGAGCAGACCAGGAACAACGCCCCCCTGACGGCCCAGGAACTTGCCCTGCTGGAAAAGCTGCTCAACGCACAGCCGAACCCGGCCATGATCCGGAATGATGCCCGGAAGCTGGAAACGGCCATGAAACGCGCCGCAGGGCTGGAAGTGGGCAATGACCCGGAAAAGCAGGAAAGCACCCCGGCAGCCCCCCGGCAAAACGCAAATACGCCCCAAAACGAAGACCAGGGAAACCTGCTGGCCAACTACGGCACCAGCGAAGGGGCCAAGAAGGGCTGGGACAAGCGGGGGCGCGGGCAGCATGAGGCCATCGGCCAAACCGGAACGGCCAAAAGCCTGGGACTGGAAAAATTGTCCGCCCTGACCCCCGACCCGGCCAGCAGCCACAGCCACCCGGGAAGAGCGCGGAAAGCCCTGACGCGTGGATTTATGGCCCGGTCCATCGACGGGCAGGACGTGCATTTCAGCAAGGGCGTCCTGGATCACTGGGAAAGCACCCAGCCCCCCAAAACGCCCGAGGAACAGAACCGGAGATTGCGGCGTTTATCTGAAGCTGTCCGGGCCGTGAAAAACCCGCACGAAGTGTGGGAATCCCACAACGGCCAGAAGACCTACCTGCGCGTGTACAAGGATGACGCCGGGAAATTTGCCATGAGCGGATTTATCACGGGCAAGGATGGCCAGGTGAGAAGCTTTTTCCACAGCCGCCGACTGAATGGAGCCGAAAAGATGAGAAAGGGAACCCTGAAATACAAGAGATAAGTACGGACGGGAGGGCCATCTCCCCGCACGGGCTAACGCGGCCTTAACGGATGGCCCCCAGGCCGCGCATCACCGTAACAACACCGTAACCAACACAGACAAAAAGTCAAGAAGGATGAAGACCATTACATTGGAAGATTTGCAGCCCTGGGAAAACCCGGGGGACGGCTGGTACAACATCGAACGCTGGGGGGAACATCCCCAGCAGACAGCGGACGGGAAAAAATATATCCAGGTCATCGACGATGAGGCCGTGCGGGCCATCGTGGAAGCAGGCGTCCCGGAAGAAGGGCTGCTGACCGACGTGGAACATGTGTCCGTTGCCGTCACCGGGCCGCGGGACAGCCGGGCTTACGGCTGGGTGCGCGAGCTTGCCGCCCTGCCAACGGCGGAAGGGCTGCAACTGTGCGCCCGTATCGAATGGACGCCGCTGGGCCTCCCCCTGGTCCGGGACCGCATCTACAAACATTTTTCGACCGTGTACAGCGTGGAGCTGTGCGCGGACCTGGGCGGCGGACGCCTCCGCCCCCTGCAACTCGTCGGGCTGGCCCTAACCAACCAGCCCAACAACCCCGGCCAGCGCCCGATCACCAACAGTCAGGCCGCGCCGCTCAACGACAACACAAACCAACAAGACAACATGGAAGAATTGAAAAAAATCGCCGCCAAGCTGGGACTGCCGGAAGACGCCGGGCTGGACCAGATACTGGCAACACTCGACGCCCTGATGGCCGCCGAACAGGAAGCCGCGGACGCGGAAGCGGAAACGTTGCTCAACAGCGAAAACCTGCTGGACCTGACCCCCGAGGAAAAGAAGGACCTCAAGGAAGAACTGCTGACCAACCGCGAGATGGGCATCAAGATGATCAACCTGCTGGCCAACCGCAAGGGAGGCGGCACGTCCGGGGGCGCTCCGAAGTATGCCCGGCCCGGGTATCGCCGGGAAACCCAGGCGACCAGGGGAGGCAAAGGCATGGGGACGGACCGCGGCCAGCTGCTGGTGAATACGGCCCGCGACATCCAGGCGCAAGAAAAGGCAGCCGGGCGTCTTTGCTCGTTTTGGAAAGCGAAGAACCTGGCCAAGATCCGGATGGGGCAGAAGTAAACCGCTCCTGGCATTTACTTTTAACTATTCATAACCAGAAAACAACATGGCAATTATCCATCAACAGGCCGTCATGAGGGCGGAAAGCGGCGTGGACCTCCGCGAATGCGAAGGCTGCTTCGTGAAGAAAGACGCCTCCGGAAAGCTGGTGCTATGCACCGAAAACGACACCGCCCCCCTGGGCGTCGTCCACGTAGGGGGCGACAAGGGGGAAATGACCGACTACCTCCTGCCCGCCCATCAGGGCATTGTGGGAGTGCGTCTTCATGCTTCCCCCGGTTCCGTCGAGGAAGGCACCAGGCTGGTGCTGGCCGCCAAGGGAACCGTCAAGGCCGGACCCACCGGGACCCAGGTGGCCGTGGCCTGCGAAGAAGGCACCGGGGGCCAGCTGCTGGAAGGCTACCTGACGCTTCCGACCGTTCAGGCCGCGGCTTCCTCCGGATCTTAATTCAACAACCAACAGAATAAAAAAATATGTTTCAACATGCAGCAAGCTACAACGGCTATTTAACCGAACTGTGCCAGGCCGCCCATGCGGACGAGGCCGACAGCATCGGCAATAAACTGTTTCCCGCCGTGGGGGTGAGAACCGCCGTGGGAACTTACAAGAAGCGGGACATCGGCAACGCTTTCCGCGTTTACCGGACGGCCCTGGCACGGGGTAATTCCCCGACCCGGATCGACACCAACGCCACGGACGGATTCTACAACTGCCGCCCCCATGCGCTGGAAGTCGGGACGTGGAAATTTGACGCCGACCAGGACGACGGAGGCGAGGAAGAACGCGAAAGCAATCTTCAGGAACTGATGAGCACCCAGCTGGTCACGCGGGAATTCCAGGCCGTGTCCATCTTCAAGGCCGGAGTTCCCGTCACGTCCGGGGCGGGCATCTGGTCCGGAGAAGCCGGAGCCGCGGCCAATATCATCAACGAACTGGACACGCTGGCAATCACCATTCAGGCCGGGATCGGACGCCGACCAACTCACCTGATTTTTGGACAGAACGCCTGGATGATCGCCAAAAACCACCCCAGCCTGCGCGAGCTGATCCAAGGGCAGACTGTGGCGGTTTCCCTGGAACTGCTGCGCAATATGCTGATCTTCCCCGACATCAACATATCGGTGGCATCCATGCCCTACAACCCGGAAGTCCGGGGTAAGGCGGGCAAGCTGAAAACGATCATGGGCATGGATGTGTTCATGTTCTACAGCTCCGACGCCCCGACGCGCAACGACATGTCCGCGGGCAAGGACTTCACGATGGAACCGGGCGGCCCGGAAGTATTGTCCGAAGAAAAAACGCTGGAAACGGTGGACACGCTGTACTGGTCCACCGACCGCCAGGTGACGTGCCCGGCAGCCGCCGCGCGTCTGGAAGTAGCGTAACCAGGAATGGCAGATTGACGAGGACTGTTCCGGGGGCGCAACGCCGCCCCCGGAACTTACAACCAGAAGAAAAACCATGTGGACGCCCCTAACTGAAACCATCCTGAACCAGGTACTGAACGCCGGGGAACTGGCCAACGTAACGCGCGACCGCGCCCAGGTGCAGCCCGATCCCATTCCCGGCATCCTGGCCGAGACGGCGGCCACCATCCGCAGCCGCATTGCCTCCGGAGGCCGCACCAGGTTACAGGGAAGCCCTGACTGCATCCCCGCGGAACTGATGGCGGAAGCCGGGGCCATTGTCCGTTACCGCGTCCTGGTCCGGTTTGCCCTGGCCATGACGGACGAGCGGAAAGCGGAGTGGCAGCACGCCAATGACGTGCTGAAGGAATTATCCTCCGGCAGCTACGTGATCACCGATGACGCCAGCGACAAGACCCCCAGCCCGCACTATTCCGGAAGGCCGATCCGGTGGGGCATGAGCCGCCACGGCGGGGTGATGTAAGGCCCGCGCATGCGGGCAGTGAACAGTTAAAAGCGAATAGTTAATAGGATGCCAAGCGCCGAAGAAATACTGATGGGAAAGCGGCTGATGCCGACCAACTTGAATTCCGCCCAGCTGGAACAAATGGGCCGGGAATTCACGCAGCGTGCTGTTTTTTCGGCTGGCTGCAACCATCTTCAGACGGTTCAGGCAATCCGGGACGGATCCCGGAAAATTTTGAACGGCGAATGGCTGAATGCTTCCGCCCGCGAGTTTTTGCAGGCGGTACTTAAATTTTACAATTATGAGGCCCCGGAGGATGCTGAGGGGACGATCCGGGACATGACGACACCCGGACGCCAGAATTTGATTTTTGACCAGACAGTGGCCCAGGCGCGGAACTATGCCTGGAAGGAAAACCTGCTGGCCGACGACAGGCCCCACGCCTGGCAGCTGGTCCGGGTGGGAACCAGGAAAGAACCGCGGGACTGGGACACGCGCTGGAAAGAAGCCTATGCGCAGCTTTCCCCCGCGGAACGGCTGGGCGTGGATGCCGAAGGAAAACGTGCCCTGGTGTCCAGCCGGATTTGGCAGCTGCTGTCCCGGTGGGGGACGGGCTACCCGCCTTTTGACTTTAATAGCGGGATGGGGGTTAAATCCGTATCGGCGGACGGTTTGCAGGACGCGGCATCCGGACGGGAAGATTTTAACAGAGCCGAGGCGAGTATGAAAGGAGTGGATCAGGATTTGCGCGACTGGATCAGCCGCAACCTGGATGTGCAAGTGAGCATCCGCGGGGACAAGGCAATCATGGAAGGAGGCCGGGCATGATTAGTCTGCAAGTGAACCTGGATATGTCCGTGGCCCTGGCCAGGATGGTCACGCCGGAGGATTTGCAGGCCATGACCCGGCACGCCGGGGACGATTTGCGCGACCTGCTGAAGAATCATTTTATCGACCGATCCCAGCAGACCGGATCGCGGAACTACTGGGCCGGGGCGGCGGAAGCCACGGAAAGCCACATGGAGGGCCGCACGGCCCGCGTGACGGTAAGCCATACGGGGGTGCGCCTGCACCTGCTGGGCGGCACGGTCCGGGCGACTGGCCGCATCTCCCCCGTGACGGGCCGCCCCACCAAAAGCCTGCTTGTCCCAGGGCCGGATTCTCCGCTCCGCAAGCGGCGGATCACGCTGGCCGAGGCCGGAATTCCCCAGGAGGAAATCATGGTTTTGTACAGCGTCAAAAGCCGCATGCCCTACCTGGCCCGCGTCCAGGAACGCAAGCGCATGTACAAGGGCTGGAAGCAGAAAATAACGCCGCTGGGGCTGCTCCTTAAATCCGTGACGCACGACCCCGACCGCACCGTTCTGCCGTCGGATCAGGAACTGACCGACACCGTGAAATCCTCCGCCGTGGACACCCTGGCAACTAGAATTTCCAACCGAACGAAACGATGAACAACGAACTACCGGACGGCCCCGAATACGTGTTTGCCCAGGCGGTGATCGACCGCCTGGCCGGAAAAAAAGAACTGGCCAATTATGTGATTCCGGACCCGTTTGACGCCAGCGACCAAGTGAACAACCTTGCCCTGGCCGTGGCGCAGTATGATGCGGCCATTGCGGTCATGCCCCAGGCACCCCAGCCGCCGCCCTGGAAAGGTGTGGACATGCCGGACCCCGGCGTGGTTGTCGCCACGGCAGCCATCCTGGTCATGACGACCGGGCAAGTGGGGACTGTCCCCACGATCCGCCGCTTGTCCGCCCTGACCGCCGCCGTGCTGCGGCGGCTGCGCAAATGGTCCCCGCACAATGACGAGCTGGCCGGGACAGCCCCCTGGGTGGCGGAAATTACAGAACTAAGCACGGAACAAGTGCCGGAACTGAAGAACGTGGACGGCAGAGTGATTTTCCTCTCGATCCGAGAAAACCTGAACCCATAGCAACAACATGGCAAAGACAGAAAAAGAACAGACGGCCCCGGCATCCGCCGCGGGGGAAGCAGGCGTCAGCGGCCAGGCCAAGCCGCAACTGGTGAAAGTGCGCGTGACCAGGACGGGCACCAACATCAGCGGCATGACCTACCTGGCCGGAGTGGTGGTGAACGTCACGCCCGACCAGGCTGCGGCGCTCGAACAGGCAAAAGCCGGCTGCCGGGTATTTTAACGGACCGGAGCCGGAACGACGAACCATTAACAATTAACTATTAACCAAACCAAGCACATGGCATACGAAAAAAGATTTGTCGATAATTTGATCGGAGGCATGATCATCCGCATTGCAAAATTCGGGGAAACCGTCACCGCAGGAAACACGGTGGGAGAAGGGGCCAAGCCCGACGCTCCCACCCCGGAAAAGCCTGGCCCGTGGCTGACCCTGGGCAAGATCAAGACGGCTACCAGCGAACGCCAGAAGAAGACGGCGACGGTGGAAGGCGTGAACGACGCGGGATTTTATGAAATGCGCGATTTGTCGATCGCCCAGCAGTCCAAGCTGAAGTTCACGACGCAGGAGGTGACGCCCGAAGCGATCCAGCTGGCGTTCGGCGTGGCGGACAACCTGGAAGATGACCAGGAAGCCGCGCCGTTTTCATCCTCCGGCAACATCCGTTGCTGGGTGTATGGAGAACTGCGCAACTCCGGCAATAACGCCGAAAAGCTGGCCCATTTCTGCGTGATGGGGGATTTATCCCTCACCAACAGCCCGAATTTCGCGTCCGATCCGGTGACGTGCGAGTTTGAGCTATCCATCAAGAATTCCCCCCTGGCTACGTTCACGAGCCTGGCGCTGGCCAAGCTGGCGGCGGATTAACCCTGCGCCCATCCAGGAGCCGTCCGGGTACGGCGGCTCCGCTTTCCCCCTTCCATCTTTCCAATCATGATTATATACATAGATGCTAACACGCTGGCCCTGACGACGGCGGGCCAGGTGCCGCTGACTGACATGGCCCTGGTGCGGGGCGACAAGATGCCGCTGCGTATCGTCCTGACGGACGGCCCCGGCAACCCCTCGAATTCTGGCGAGGTGCCCGTGCTGGCCGTGAAAAAATCCCTGGGGGACGATTCCCTGGTGCTGGCCGCCACGGGGCTGGAACATGTGGAGGATGCCCTGGGCGCTGCCTATGTCGGCAGCCTGTCCGTTAATACGGTGCAGCTGGCGGAGGTCATGGGGGATCAATCCCGGATTGACCTGATCGGCGAGGTGGTGCTGGTGGCTCCGGACGGGGCGCAGCGCACGTCCCGCCTGATCCGGGTGACGGTCCGGGCGGACTTGCTGCCCGGGGATTACGCGCCGCCTGACGAGGTGCTGGCCGACTGGTCCGAACTGGTAGCCGACGCCCTGGCCGCACAACTGCCGGACGCGCTCAAGGATGCGGGCGTGGAATTGGAAGCGGTGACCGGGCAATCCACCTTGTCCAGTGGAGATGCCGCCGACACCTGGACCATCGTCGGAGGCTACGCGATGACCTGGGGAGACGAGATACTGGCGGGGCATCTGCCTGACAGCTGCCGCCTGACGAGTATTTCAACCGTGTATTTTTTTGACGATCCCGCCCTGAATCAGTATTGCCTGCGGATTTGGAAGCTGGTAAACGGTGCGTACAGCCTGATTGGCACCTCCGCCTATGTGTCCAACCTGACCAGCGGCCAGACAGCTACGTGGGTATTTACGCCAGGCGTCCCCCTGACGCGCGGGGATGTCATTATTATCCAGGTGTGCGAGGGGACGGAGATGACGCCCTACGCGCTGGGCATGCACGCCGTACTTACTCCGTCCGTCCCTGGGCGTGGCCTGGTGGCGGAGGTGGCCAACCCGCCCGCCGTGAACGGCACGATGGCCCCGCTGATGACCGTGGTAGTGGACTATGACGACGGCATCACCCTGGGAGGGATGGAGCTGGCCACCGCGCGGCAACTGGACAGCCTGGGGCGGGATGTGCGCCAATCTTCCGCGACCGCCGAGGCTGCGGCGCGGACGGCTGGCCAGTCCGCCGCCACCGCGTCCACGGATGCCGATAATGCCGCAACATCTGCCACCAGTGCAGCCAACTCTGCCACGGCGGCCCAGCAGGCTCTGGCGGCCATACCTCAAGTAGATGATGCAGGCAACATGACGTTGGACGGCAATATCACCGCGGCGGGAGGCACGTTTGACGGGGCCGTCAACGCCAATGGAGGTATCAACATCCCGCTTGCCGCGGGGGCGCTGACCGATATGTCAGCGGTCAACCGCCTTTACGCCGCCGGGCTGGCTGCCGTAACTGATGCTTTTTCCGTCAGGTGTTATCCGCTCCCGGCGAATTGCTCGTCTTCCAACGGGACGGTTTTCAAAACAGACAAGGAACCCAATTCCCTTTATTTCAACGTCCCGGCTAATTCCGCCTTTACCGTGAAATGCGGCCTCGTGACCAACGCGAGGCCCATGCACAATTATTCCAGCATCCGGGGGTGGGTGGCTCCGGTGCGCCTTCCGGCTGTCAGCGCTAAATTCACGGCCAGGTTCGGCCAGATGAAAACGGTCGTGCGCATGGGAAGGGACAGGGACGCATTTACGCTGGTGCCGGATCAGGCGGCGGGCGGCTACAGGATTGGGGAGATTATCGATATTACGTTTGATCATGTCCGGGACGCGGCCGCAGGGGGGTATCACATTCGTGTCCGGGAGATTTATTATTCCAATGCCGAGCAGAAATGGAAGATGAAGACGACGCAGGCCCTCGCGCCGGAGACGTCTTCCAATAACGGTTATCCCGTCTGCGTGTACGCGGTGGTTTACGAGCAATACCAGGACGGAGGATATGATACCGAAGACAGGGGAGCGTTGTGGCTGCTGCATGGCGGGAATTCCACCCGCGGCTGCGTCAAGATCGCCACGGTGAGGGGAGTCCATTGCTTTGAGAATATTTATCCCTTTTCCGGATATTATCTTGATATGGAGAATGCCAACAGCTGGGCGTTGGCCGGAGCGTTCCTTCCGGCGACGATGCACTTGCATTGCAATAATGTCAATCCGGCGTATTACGGGTTTTCCTCCATGGAGAGCAATATCATTGTCTCCGAGGCGGTGGAGGATTTTGTTGACCCGGAAGCCGAATAAGAAACGACGGAAGAAACGACTACCGAAGATTGAGCATGAATAATTCAGAGATACAGATACAGTTTCCCCGGCCCGGCGAGTGGGGAGAATTCACCCTGACGGCCATTTATCAGGACAAGGGCGGTTATAGACCTCCGGCGCGCTATACGCAGGACGAGATACCAACGGACCATGCCCCGGCCATGCAGGCCGTCGTTGCCTCTCTGGTGGGCATGGGTGAGGACTGGCAGGCGGTGCAGGTGTGGGCACGGCTGGGAAAAGATGTCCTGACCCTTGCGGAGGATGGTGCCTATACAATGATTGATGCGGTATCTTTGACCGTTGAGGCCGTCCATGCGGAGACCAAAGGCCGCAGGATTTTTACAGTCTCGGACTACCCGGCTTTTGTGATCACGGATTCCGCCTCCGTGGCGTTTTTCCGCTATTTCACTCAATCCTGATTCCTGATGATGGCCTATGAATCCACAGACACGGTGATTTACCGTCCGGACGGCCTGGATGCGGTCACGCTCTGCAAACAGGGGGATCTTATGGCGGCTCCGGTGGACGTTACGGCCTCCGTCCAGGTGCAACGGGACGGCGTGCTGGGCAGTTCCTGGATGCTTCAGCGGGCGCGGGGCAACGCCCTGATGCAGCTGTCTTTCACAGTGGCCCATCCGTTCCCGACAGCGGCGGCGGCCCGTGCCTGGGGCCTGGACGTCCAGGAATTGTTCACGCTGCACCCGCTGGGGCGCGTCACCTGGCTGACCTGCTATTACCAGGGCCGCCCCCAGCGCGTGAGGGAATACGCCGCCACTGTGGACCCTCCCCGCCCGTACCCCCTGACCAGTGAACACTGGTACGGGGTGGACTTGCGCGGGGCGGCCTGGCAGGCCGTAGAATTCAAATTTGCCCTGACCGGAGAAATCAACTGATGAACAACAATATTGACATATCCCTGACGCTTGGCACCCGGGCGGACATGAGCGGGATTAACCAGGTGCGCAAGGGGGTGGACGATCTTTCCACGGCAGCCAGGGGGCTGCCGCGGGAACTTATTTCCGGAGGGGAGGGAACCGTGGCGGATGCCCGGGCATTCTCCGGGGCATCCGCCCCCGGCAAGATGACCATACAAGTGGAGGGCCTGGACCGTCTGGCCGGAACGATTGCCCATGCGGAAGGAGTGGCGGCCAACGGCACACCCGCCCAGGGACGGACGGACAAGGCCCTGGAAGAAATGCAGTCCGGAATTGCCCGGGTGTCCAAAGCCGTGGAAGAGGTAGCCCGCGGGGCTGCTGCCCCGGATCATTCCCCCTTTCCTGTCCCCTCCGCCCGGGAAGGCGGGAATGAATGGATGATGGCGCGGCTGGACCAGATTGCCGCGCTGCTGGCCAGGATGGACGCCACGCTGGCCAAGAGCCTGGCCGCATCTACCAAGCCGGAGGGGACGCTGGACCAGGTACGCAAGGGCATGGATGAATTGTCCCGGGCGGTCAAGTCTGTTCCGGCGCTGGCATCCGGAGGCGTGGGGGGGCAGACGGGGGCCGTGCCCGCTTATCCGGAGACACAGGCGGCAACGCCTAATGACTGGACTGTGAGGATTGACGGACTGGACGCGCTGGGCGCCACGGTCCAGGGCGCGGACAAGACGGTGGGCCATGCTGCGGATGCCGTCAAGCAGCAGTCCGGATGGCTACAGCGCAGCATTGACGCCTTATCCAAATTTCCTGGACAGGTTCAAACCTGGGCGGGTGATAAAATGCAGGAATGGCGCAAGTTCAAAGGCGGCCTGCAAAACGCCACCAATGTCCTCAACCTGGGAAAGGAAGCCTGGGGGCTGGGCCGGGCTGCCGGAAATGCCCTTATTGACGCGTTTGGCCTGGGCGCTAAAAAAGTTTCCGCGCAACTTGCGGACGTGCTGGCAAAAGGAAAGGCGAAGGTGGAGGCCTGGCAGGCCGGAATGAGCGCCGAACTGGGGAGATTGAACCAGGAACAGGCGCTGAAGAAGGAACATGCCCTGGTCAAACAGATCAATGACGCTTACGACGCCCGCAAAAGGACGATCGAAGCCCTGGACGAAAAGGCGAGCCGGAACCTGGAAATGCAGGCCCAGCTGCTGGCCATCGAAAACGAAAAGAACCGGAGCATCATCAGGCAAAAACAGATCCGCGGGGAAATGACGGAGAGCCAGGCCCGGGATGCCCTGGCGGCCATCGACGCCAAAGACGCCGGAGAACGCCGGGCTATCGAACGGCAGCAGGCGGAAAATGCCGTGAAAAAAGCCGAAGCACTGGCCGAAGCCAAGGCGGAACAGATCAGGCGCATGCAGGAGCTTACCCAATCCAGCCCGGCAGCGGCGGGAGTGAAGAATTTAGACACGAAGCAATTTTACGGCCAGGCGGACGCTTTCAAGAATGCGGAAGCGGCCCTGAAACAATGGCAGGAACTGGCTGCCCGGAAGAAGAAGCTGGAAAAGGAAATTGCTGACGCGCCGGGGGAAATGGCCAAGGCGTCCTTGCTGGGCGGTGTGGGCGTGCCGTTGGTGGCTGGACTGCGGCAGAAGAAGGCCCAGGACGAGGAAAACCTGAAGCACGTGACGGCCCTGATGGAGGGCATGCGGCAGGACGCCAAGATGCCGGAGGCCACCAACGGGGAGATGATGGCCCGGCTGATTGCGGAAAAGAAGCATCAGGAAGCCGCCCTGAACAAGATGATGGAAGGCATCCGGAATACAGGGCTGCTGGGCGACGTGCGCGGCAAGTCCGGGGATGCCTTGTACATAGCTTATGCGGAAACGCTAAAAGTCGCTAGAGACGTAATAGAACAGAGGGTAGAAACCTTAGCTGAATTATTCAAGGAGCAGGAAGCCCTGGATGCGGACGTGGCAACGGCCAAGGAACGGCTGAATAACGTTCTGACCGTGCAGGGCATTCAAATTCAGGCGGATGCCGCCGCCCAGGCGGAAACGAAAAAGACGGATGCCTGGCAGGATAACCAGCGGCGGGATTCCACTGTTTCACGCACTGCGGCGGATGCTCTTTCCAAAGCCGCGGAGGCGCGACGGAAAGAGCTGGATGCCAACAAGAAAGCCATGGATACCGCCGCGGATGTGATGAATGCAGGCGTGGATTCCTTTTCCGGATTTGCTGCTAGATACGCGGAGGGAAATGAAAAGGCCCAGGAGCGCGTCACCAAGTTCCTGGATACGATTGGCCGTCTCCGGAATAAGGACAAGAAGTTGTGGGACAAGCGGGACAAGGATGATGCCAAGTGGGTGGATAAGTTCCTGGCTTCCCTGAAAGAAAAGTTCGGGAACGACTACAACACGGAGGCAGATCAAGGGATGGCGAAGGCTGCCGAACAAGCCTGGAAGTCCATGAATGACATCCTGACCGCTAAAAAGACACAGGAAAACCAGGAACAGAAAATCAAGGGCCTGGAAGAAGCCGCCCGGAAAGTAACCGCCCTGCCTGAAGACATCCAGGCCAAAAGCATGGCAGCAATGGAACTGACGGAATGGATGCGGAAATACCGGGAGGGGGCTGTTCAGAAAGCGGGGGATCTGGCCGGAAGTTCCGACTATGAAATCCTTTACCAGGTGGAGGACGTTGTGCGCAAGGCGTTACAGGACGGACAGGTGGACAAGGGCGAGCGTGCCCAGCTGGCCAGCCAGCTGAAAATGCTTCTTGGCAACGACCGCGGCCAGGACGAAACGCCCGCGATTCACGGCATGGTGGAGCTGGTGCGGGAGATACTAGGCAGGTATTCCAGGAGCCAGGAAACGGCGCAAAAGCTGAATGCGGAAGTGGCGGAGCTGAAAAGCCGCCTGAACAAGATTGATTCACAGCGGGGGTATGGACATTAGAACAGTAGAATTGACGGGACTGGCCAGCCAGTCATGCAGCTGGCAATGGCGGAATTTTACGGCGGCCCAGGTGTCTTTCCAGCTGGGCCGGGAAATGATGGATGCCGCCCCCTTCTCTTATAAAGAGCGCGTGCGGGTGGCGTGGGACGGCGTGACGGTGCTGGACGGCACCGTGCGCAAGTGTGATGCCGCCTTGTCCGCGTCCGGCTACGTGTGGCAGGTGGAAATTTGCGACCACTGGAAGCCGATGGAGGGCACGACGTTTTTCGGCTCCGGCATCGGGGCGGGCAGGATTGCTTTCTCGTTTGCGGCGTTTTCCGGCCTATCCTCCGGGGCGTCGGTCAAACGGCGCATCAAGATCGCGGCGGCCCTCCGGACGGTGCTGGACAACGCCCGCAAACATGGGGCGCTGGTGACGGATTATGTGCTGGATGTGGATGATTCCGCCTGGATATGGGACACGGATGTCGCCTGTGACAAGCACGCCTCCCTGCTGCGCAAATTCCTAAGTTCCCGGCCCGGCATGGTGGCCTGGTTTGATTATTCCGGAGCCAGCCCCGTGCTGCACATTGCGGACGGGGACCGCCTGGACCCGGTGACGCTGGACCGGATCGCGCACAGATTGTCAAAAATCCAGCTGACGGAACGGGTGGACCTGGTGCCCCCCGCGGTGGGGGTGGTGATGACGCGGGGCAAGTACGCCACGTCCACGGTTGTTCACCCAGCCGGGGCGGACTTGCATCAGGAAGGCTGCACGATCGTGCAACTGTCCGACCCGCGAACGGGGGATGACCCGGACGACACCGACGAGGATGGCGTGGATGGCCCCCAATACAATTTTGCCAAACCGGAAATGATGGTTCTGGGCGAAAAGATGCCGACCGGGCCGGAGGACGCCCGGGAATGGTGGACAAAAAAGATTCCGGAACTGGCGAAGGTGCCCGGGGCACAGTTCGGGACGATCCAGCGGGAGACGCCCGCCGTGGAAGGGCAGGATGCCAGGAACTACAGCACGACCGCCACCAGGTACGAACTTGTTTCCGGCTCATTAAGCGAAGCCTGCACAACCATCAAATGGTGTGAGGTGATTTTCAAGCAATACGTTTACATAGATTCCCCTCCAAAAAAGGGTTTTGAGCTGCTCTTTCCGCGTAAAAAAACCGTGACGATTAACGGGGACAAGGTGACGAGGTATTACAACTGGCTGACCTGGCGCGGCGTTACCACCAACACCCGGAAACGGCATTACAAGGTGGACCGCCAGGGGACAATCGGCCCGGAGGACGGTTCTGCATTCCCGCCTCCGTCCGGAGGCAGCGGGAGCGGCGAAGCGGACTGGCCAAATTACAGGCCCGTCCTGGCCGCCTATTACCAAATGACCCGCGTGGCACCTTGGGCCGGAAGCGTGGACGCCCTGGCGGCCATCCGTCCGGACCTGCTGCTGGGGCGGCGCTTGTCGATTGCAGGGGCCAACCCGGCCTGGCTGGACATGCGGACGGTCATTCAGGGCGTCACGGTGGATTTATCCGCAGGCAACACGTATATATCCACGGGAGTTCCCGACCATTTGAGCCTGCAAAGCATGATTGACCGACAGCAGCAGCTTTACAGCAACCAGGCCGCTATGGATGACCGGGACAACCAGGATCAGGTGCAGGACAATCCCGCCCTGTCCCTGACTTACGATTCCAACGCCCGCATCAGCCCCAAGGCCCCGACCGTCAGCCCCCGCGGAGAGGTTATCTGGTCATCCGCGACGCCGGAGCCGAATGACTACGGATTCCGCGTTCAGCTGGAATACGATGAAGACGGCCAGAAGACGGGAGCCACCATCACGCCCGGGAAAATCATGCTGAATGGCCGCGTGCTGGGAGATGCCCCGGCAAGCAAGGATTTGCCGATGATGGAAGGGGAAGTCTGGCTGAATTTGATTCTGAATGAAAACGAGGAAATCACGGGCATGGCCGTCATTTCCTCCGCGGGGACGGTGGACCCCTTCATGCTTACATCCATAGACGGAGCAAGGCCGTCCCGGCTGTTTTATTATTCCTTCCCTCTGGCCGTCATTAAAGGCGACGATGTAATCCAGTACGCCCTGGGCACCATTCAGCTTCCCGTAGGGGGCGGCACGTATTATCCGTGGGGACCGTAGTTTTTTATGATCAGAATTCACATATTCACGTATAAGGAAGACGCCCCGGAAGCCGTAGCGGCGGCCAGGTGCGCCCGGATGGCCTGCCCGTCTGCCTTGGTTCGGGTGCTGGATGATTGCCACGCTCCGGTGGATGCCGGAACGGTGGAGGCCCTGGAAGAGCTGGGAGCCGTCTATGATCAGACATCCTGGATGCGCGGCGGGAATTTACGCGGCCCCGGCGCCATTGTGGGAGTGCTGCGCTCCATGACGGCAGGGGCAGCCCCTGAAGATATACTCGTCAAGCTGGATGCTGACACGGCACTTTTAGATGGGGGCTGGCTGCACTGGATGACGGACCATCCGGAGTGCCTGTGGTATTCATCCGGGGATGATCGGCATTTAACCTATGGGTGCTGCTATGCCGTGCGTGCCCATGTGGCAGTTCATTTGGCCGATGTTCTTCAGGAGCGGCATTTACCGGATTCAGCCCCGGAGGATTTAACGTATGCCTTAACCATGATTGAAGAATACGGACGGGAGGCATGCCGGATTGAAGCGCCCTGGCGGCGCGGGGAATCGGAGAATTCCCGCTGGTCCTGCTGGTGCTGGCACAGTGCCGAGGCTTCCCCTGATTTATACGCCCGGATGTTCCGGATGGTGACGACAGGCAATCCCCGGCCTTATGGAGTGCCGCGCGAACGCAGGGCGGAAATTATGCACTCCCTTTGCAACGCCAAAATAAAGCTGATGGCAGCGGCGGCAATAGCCCCGGTTCAAGGTACGGATCAACCTTCCTTCCGGTGAGTTTTTTATAGCAAATTCGGGGGTAAAAGTCACGCGAATTCACCCGTTTTCAGGCGTTTTTTTCACCTCTTTTCAGGCTTCCGGAAAGGGGCTTTTCCTGGCCGCAAGTGGCGAAATATCGCAACAACCTGTCCCGCATATCGCAACTATCTTGCGCCGTTACAAGTGAAACAAGACGTTCAGAAGCGTCGGGAAAGTACACTTGCACAGATCCGCTACATAACCGGACGCATCGGCAAATGCTGCCCGGATTTCGCTGTGACATTGCTCTCTCAGCTCACGACGGAAGATTGCCGGCAGATGATCTCCCAAACCTTCAAACCTGATAAGCAGAAGAATGATGCACGGAAAATCCTCAGCAGTATCTTCAACTTCGGTATCAAGAGGAAATGGTGCCGTGACAATCCGGCTCAAGCCCTTGACATTATTTCCATTCAGGAACATGAAATCCATCCCTTGATTCCGGAAGAAATACAGGCCTTATTTATGGCGTGCCGTCCACCATCGCCGGAAGAGAAGGCTCAGCCCAAAACGAGAAAGAAAACCGTAGAAGGTGCAAGATTGGATTTGACCTGTTGCCTGGCTCCGCTTGCGATCATGACGTTTGCCGGAATTCGCCCGCAGGAAGTAACCAGGCTGACTTGGAATGACATCTTTTTGGACACTCCGTCAAAAGTCATCAAAGTACGCAGTATGGCCTCAAAAACGGGAGGGACACGTCAAGTAAGTATATGTGCGGCATTAGAGTCTTGGTTGCGCATAGCTCCTCGTCAGGAGGATAACTCCATATGTCCGCCCCAGTGGCCCGTCCGATGGGCAGGGCTTCGTTATAGAGCGGGATGGGATGCCAATGGGAAACGATGGCCTAACGACGCCTTGCGCCACACCTTCGCCAGCTACCATGTCCTTACTCATCGAGACATTCCCCGGCTTCAATTGGAAATGGGACACTCCAGCTCTACCCAGATCATGCACCGTTACATGAATCTGTCTGGGGTGGATCAAGAGATGGCGGAGTGTTTTTGGAACATCGTTCCCGAAGAAGATTTCTACGCTGACCGGAATGCATAA